CCATTAATTAACCACTGGGGTTCTTCATATATTATGGACGGTAATTTTGATACTGATCGTGGATACTATTTTAACTACGCTTCTTTATCCAATACAATTAACGCAGGTGCTGCAAAAACTGTATTCTTTATTAGATTGGCTCCATCAGTTTCAAACTCCATTGCTGCTGACTTCGGAGATAGAGATTTGATTAATCGTTCACAATTATTGTTGGAAAAATTACAGATTACAACAGACCAATCTGTTCAGTTAATTGGTATGTTAAATCCAGGTAATATTGATGCATCTACTCTTTCGTGGGAAAACGTAAACCAAGCAGCTTTAGGTTCACAACCTTCTTTTGCTCAGATCTCTACAAGCACTACTACTGAAGCAACTCCAGGAGAACAGATTTTCGCAACTCTTGGACCTCCAGGAGGATTTGCTGAGATTGACTTAACAAAACTAAAAGAACTATCAAATTCGGCTATTGGTGGTTATAGTAACTATCCTGATGGTCCAGACGTTTTAGCCGTTGTAGTTAAAAACTTAGGTAGTGGTAATGCTAAAGTGAACGTAAACTTATTCTGGACAGAAGCCCAAGCCTAAATATAAGATAAAAATTAGAGGAAAACTATGGCAACACAAGTACAATTTAGACGAGGTACTACCACTCAGAATAATGCGTTCACTGGCGCAGTAGGCGAGTTGACCTATGATACTGAAGTTAAAACACTTAGAATCCACGATGGCGTAACTGCTGGTGGTGGTTCTATTGCGTTAACTACAAATGCAACGCAGACAGTTCTGAATAAAACCCACAGTACTGGTTCTGTTTGGAATGGTAGTCCAGTGTCATTGCAATATGGCGGAACTAATACTGCCATTACACCTGTCGCTGGTGCTGTTGCCTATGGTACTGCTACAGGTATTAATTTATCTGCTGCAGGAACTTCTGGACAAGTTCTTATTTCAGGTGGTTCTGCTGGTCCATCTTGGATTAACTCAACTGGTCTACAAACAGGTACTGCTGTTAATGCTACATATGCCACTAACGTGGCTGGTGGTTCTGCAGGACAGTTAGTTATTCAGCAAGACTCTTCTTTAACTACATTCATTACTGCTGGCGCATCAGGAACATTCTTGAAGTCGAATGGTGCTGGTTATGCTCCAGGATGGGCGACTGCTGACGTTACAGTTGGTTCTACTGTTATTTCTCTTGGTAGTTCTTCTACTTCCTTAGCTGGTCTTGACATTATTGCTGCAACTGGAACTAGCCACTGGACAATTCCAGTTGGTACTACTGTTCAGAGACCTGCTTCTCCAGCAGTCGGTATGATTCGTTATAACTCTACTCAATCTACATTCGAGGGATATTCTTCTGGTGCTTGGTCGTCACTTGGTGGTGTTAAATCAGTTAATGCATACACCTATATTCTTGCAGAAACTTCTGCGGGTGCAGCTAACGGAGATTTAGATTTCTACGTGCAAAATGCTGGCACAAACGGATCTGTATATGCAGGTAAATGGAATAGAACTTCTCTTAATGTTAAACTTACAACAGCATCAAGTTCTACAACAACAGGTGCTTTAGTCGTTGATGGTGGTGTTGGTATAGCTGGCGCAGCTAACGTAGGTGGAAATTTAACTGTTTCAGGTAACTTATCTGTTTCTGGTACTACAACAACTACAAACAGTCAATCACTGACTGTTACAACTCCACAATTATATCTTGCTTCTGATAATGCTGGAAACTCAATCGACATCGGTATTATTGGTGCTTATGTTTCTAGTGGAAGCAAAAAAACAGGTTTAGTTAAACAAGCATCTTCTGGTGAGTGGAGATTGTTCTCCAACACTACAGCTGCTCCAGGAAACGTATATGACTTCACTGGTGCAACATATGATAATCTACGTCTTGGTGGAATTATTGGTACTGGAAACTCTACTATTGGTGGCACTCTAGGCGTAACTGGCGCAACAACTTTAAGTTCAACATTAAGCGTATCAGGATTGATCACTTCTTCCAGTGGTATTTCTGGTGGTCCAGCATCTCATACAACTGGAACGTTTACAGATGCGGTTAGCACTACAAGCTCATTTACAGCTTCAGGACAAATTACTGGTGGTTCTTTCCAAACTTCTTCTGACGCAAGATTAAAGTCTAACATTGAAGATTCTTCATATGGTTTAGATAAAGTTTTGCAATTACGTTCTGTTCAATATGACAGAAATGATAATCATGAAGTTGGTTTAATTGCACAAGAAGTGGAAGCAATTCTACCTGAGTTTGTTGGCGAAAGCGATGGATACAAAACTGTTAATTATTCGCAAATGGTTTCTGTTTTAATTAAGGCAGTTCAAGAACTTTCTGCAGAGGTTAATGCACTAAAAGCCAAACTAGGAGAGTAAAATGGCAGTAGTAACTTCTAGACAGGGGTTGAGAGAATACTGTTTAAGAGCATTAGGTGCTCCAGTATTAGAGATCAACGTAGATGACGATCAGTTAGAAGATCGCATCGATGAAGCGTTAGAATATTGGAAGCAATATCACTACGATGGTATTGAACGAGTATATCTAAAGCATACTGTCACAGCAGCTGATATTACAAATAAGTATATTCCTATTGCAGATGCAGTATATGGGATTACACGTGTAGTTCCTGTATCACAGACATCCTCATCTAAAAGTCTTTTTGATATTCAATATCAACTTCGTTTACACGATCTTTACGATCTGACATCAACATCTATAATCTATTACAAAACTGTAATGTCGCACATTGCATTGTTGGATATGGAATTAAATGGTCCACAGATGTATAGATTTAATCGTCTTCAAAATAGATTACACATAGATTTAAAATGGGGTACTGATGTAGTTGAGGGTGGAATTATTGTTTGCGAAGCATATCGTGCTTTAGACCCAACTGAGTTCTCTAAAGCATGGAACGAATCGTGGTTAAAAAAATATGTTACTGCTCTATTTAAAAAACAATGGGCAACAAACATTAAAAAGTTTTCAGGAATTCAGCTTCCAGGTGGTGTTACTTTGGATGGCGATAAATTGTATGACGAAGCAGTAGGAGAAATTAAAGAGTTAGAAGATGAATTGCAAAATAAATCTGCTCCGCTCGAGTTTTTCCTAGGATAACATGACTACAACTAATGTTTATTTTTCTCATGGAACTAAGAATGAGCAGCATCTAGTAGAAGATCTGATCATTGAGTCTCTGCGCATTTATGGTCAAGAGGTTTTTTATATTCCAAGAACTTTAGTTTCAAAAGATGATGTGCTGGGCGAAGATCGCCTATCAGAATTTAAAAGTGCATTTCCAGTTGAAATGTATTTTGAAAACGTAGATAACTTTGCTGGGCAAGGTGCGTTCATTCAGAAGTTTGGTTTAATGATGGAACAGTCTGCAACTCTTGTAGTTGCAAGACGTCGTTGGGAACAATTTATTGGTCGCTATGGTGCAACTATTCTTCCCAATCGTCCATGCGAGGGTGATTTAATTTATTTCCCATTATCAAAGGGATTGTTCGAAGTTAAGTTCGTTCAACACCAAGATCCATTTTATCAGCTTGGTAAGTTATATGTATATAAACTACAAGTTGAATTGTTCCAATACAGCTCTGAGCGTATTGATACTGGTCTTGCAGCTGTAGATACATTTGAATCATTAAAAACATTCAGTACGAATACCACAAGAAGTGCGTTTGGATATGTTAAATCTATAGAAGTAACAACCCAAGGATCTGGATATACAACAGCTCCAACTGTTGTAATTACTTCTGGAACTGGTACTGGTGCAACAGCAACTGCTGTTCTGGGTAGTGGTTCTACTGCAAATAAAGTTATTCGTGTAGACGTAACCAATGGTGGAACTGGATATCAAATACCACCTGCAATAGCATTTACTGGAGGTGGCGGAAGTAATGCTGCAGCAACTGCTGTAATTGAAGCTGATATTGATAAACCCGATTCTTTTGGCGACAATAACACCTTTAAAGAAGAAGCTACAGATATCTTATTTTCAGAAAATAATCCTTTCGGTGATGTGGGTGTATAATGTTAAATAATCAAGTTTACTATCACGGAATTATTCGCAAAAGCATTGTAGCGTTTGGTCGTTTATTCAGCGACATTTATATTGATCGCAAAGAAGGCGATTCTGTAACAGGAACAACAGTTCAACGTGTTCAAGTTCCATTGGCTTATGCGCCAAAAGAAAAGTGGCTGGTAAGAATTGAACAAGACCCAGAGTTAAAGAATAATACATATACAACTTTACCACGTATGTCTTTTGAGATTACTGGTTATACATACGATGCCACAAGAAAAATTAACCGCATGCAAAAAATTACATGTGGTTCAGCATTAGATTCTATGAGTTATGTTTATACCCCTGTGCCATATAATATCGATATATCTTTATATGTATTAACTAAAACTCAGGAAGATGGATTGCAAATAATTGAACAGATCCTTCCAACATTTACAC